CGACGACCTTGATGAGGTCCGGCCGGTTGATCATGAACCAGTCGCTGTCGAGGATGTCGGGGAACACGCGGAGGCCCATGCCGTTCCATTTCGGCTTGGTGACGTCCCCGGCCTGCATGTTCATCTCGCCGGGGAATTGGACCTTCTGCTGCAGCAGGGCGTAGAAGTTCTGCTGCTGGCGGACCCCCGTCCAGACTTCCATGCCGTCGACGGTGCCTCCGTTCTGGAGGATGCCGGCCTGGAGGCCGAGCGCCATGTCCAGCGAGAAGGTGGTAGTGGTGGTGTCGCGGGTGGAAACCTGCCAGAACTCGTTGCCGCCGGTGCCGGGGTTGATGCCGCCGAACGTGCCGGTGCCGTAGATTTGCCGGAGCCCGTTGAGTTCCGGGTTGGCGGCGGTCGTCGAGTTCGGGTTGCGGATGTACACGAAGTGCGTCCCTTGGACGCTTGACGCGAGCGTGATCGCGGACAGCGTGATGGTGGGGGCGGTCGGTGATGCGGTGACCGCGGTGATCTGGGTGAGGTCGGTGGTCAGGGCGTCGGTGTCGGCGGTGGTACCGATATCGACGTACTGGCCGGTCGTGACCCCGGCGGGCAGCCACCCGCGCCGCAGAGCGCTGTACCCGTACAGGGCGCCCTCGGCCGCCTTGGCGACGAGCGGGACGGTGGTGGCGGCGGCGGCGGATCCCATGGCGGCGACGATGCCGTCGCCGTTGGTGACGATCTGCCGGCTGATCTGATGCCGGGTGTTTTCGACGGCGCCCTGGATCTCGAGGTCCTTGGCACTGACGACGGCCTGGGCGTTGCTGCCGGTCTGCACGAGCGCGCTGGTTTCGAGTTCGATCTGGAACCAGCTGTACGGCATGGTGTAGACGGCCTGGTTGACGGGCTGCCCGGTCGCCGGGTTCAGCGCGCCGCCGGCGGCACCGACGCTCGTGAACGAGCCGGCGCGTCCGGGAAGGATCGCGACCTGCGCCTGCGATCCGATCATGGTCCCGCGCACTGTGTCCAGTGCCGAGAGGGGGCTGTTCTTGTCCTCGAACTGCTTCTGCAGCTCCTCGTCCGTCCACGCCTGCTTGAGCGCGCCGGAGATGGTGAGAGCACTCGTGCTCATCTGGGGTTCTCCCTAGTTGTCGGCCCCTCCCGGCATTGCGGCTACTCCTGCTGCTCCTGAAGCGCGCGCAGGGCGCGGTTCATGCGGCTGTTGTGGCCGGTGCCGGGGTCGGGCACCTCGTTGGCTGGTTGCCCGCCGGGAGGGACGTACGGGGCGTTCTGCTTGGTCTTCGCCCATTGCTTCTGCCGTTCGAGCTCCCACGCCTGAAACTCCTTGTAGGCGGCTTCGACGTTGGGGAGCTCGTCGTGCGGGGAGCCCGGTGGTGCCGGGATCCCCGGGTTGGCGAGGGCTCGGGACAGGACCCATTGGCGGGTCGCGTCGTCGAGGTTCGTCATCCCGAGGCGTTCGACTTCGCTGTTGATGTGCCCGGTCAGGTACTCGAAGCCGGCTGCCTCCTTGGCGGCCTGCTCCTGCTTTTCCTTCCAGGCCACGATCTCGTCGAGTCGCGGGTCCTGGACGTACTGTTCCTCGTATGCGGGCTCGATGTCCTCGGGTTCGTCGGGGACGTCGAATCCCAGGCGTTGCAGGGCCTGTCGCTGAGTGTCCGTGTCCTCGGTGGTGAGAGCGAGTTGCGCCCACTCTTTCCACTGGGCGAGTTCTGCGCGTTCGGCTGTCGCCCTGTCGAATTCGGGGCGTAGGTCGTTGTAGCGCTTCTCGTACGGGTCGGCCGTGACCTGCTGTTCCTGGGTGCCGGGCGCCTCATTGGGGCCGGCAACCGCAGGCGTGTCCGGCGGTGCCGGGGCCTGCTGATCGCTCATTGAGCGGTCTCCTTCTGGTTGGGCCGGGTCCCCTGGGGGGAGTGTCCGGCGTTGTGGTCGGGTCCGCTGGGCGGAGTGTCCGACGGCTTGAAGTTCATTGCGGGCTGCCCTTGTCGGTGGGGGCGGGCGGCTGATCCGCCGTGATGTTCGGCCCCGACGGCAACGCCGGCGGGCCCTGCGGGGCGGCGGCGTTCTGCATCCCGAGTCCTTGCGCCATCTGCATCTGCTTCGCGGCGTTCTCCGCGGCGTGCTTGGCCTCGAGGTCCCCGAGGGCCTGCCACATGAGGCGTCCTTGTTCCTGCGCCATCGGGTCCGAGCGCTCGTAGTCGTCGCTTTTGAGCCAGAGGGCGAGGTTCTCTTTCCAGACGGGGACGCTGTCCCATTCGTCGGGCATCCAGCCGGGGACCGGCACCTCGATGGTTTCGGGCTGCCCGGTCATGGGGTTGATCGCGGGCTGCCCGGTCATGGGGTCGATGGCCGGTACCTTCTGCGGCCGGGTCGGCATGTCCATGATGGTGCCGTCCTTGATGCGCTGGATGAGGCTGTTGATGCGGGCGACATCGAGGTCGTAGCCCTGCGTCAGCGCGTCGGCCTGGCCGCGTTCGATGGCGGCCATCGCCTGCTGGCCGGTGATCCATCCCATCTGCGCGTAGAACTGCACCTTGTTCATGACCGCGCTCTTGGACAGGTATTCGAGTGACCCGGGGAACACGCGGACGTTGGTCTGGCCCATGAGCTGCGCGCCGCGGAAGTCCTCGATGGATTCCCAGCCCATCCGTCCCCGGATCTTCAGCATCCTGGGTTCGGTGTAGTAGCGGGCGACCAATACGAGGCAGTGGCGCATGAGCCGGCTGTGCCATTCGGCGAGGTCCCCGAGGAACGACTGCCAGCGGGCACGCGCCTGTTCGATCGCGGCACCGACGGTACGGGCTGCGACGTTGGGGTCGGCTTGGATGTCCTGGAACGCGGCGACGGACTGCATCTGTTCGAGGACGAGGTTGAAGATTTGCAGGAGCGCGTTGAGGATCTGCGCGCTCGGCGGGTCCTCCCATTCCGGTTTCTCGCCGTTGGGGGACCGTTTGTAGTAGCGGATGGCGCCGGGGACGTCGTCGGGCTTGTTGATGATGCTGCCGGTGGGGGCCATCATCTGCAGGTTCAGCCCGCGGTTCTTGTACTCGAGCATCTTGTTGATGCAGTCCTGGGCGGAGAGCTCGAAGTCCGCGATCTGCCATGTGAGGCCGAGGTCGTCGTCGTCGTCGGGGTCGTGGCTGTAGACGAGGCGGTGCAGCAGGCATTCGTCGAGGATCTCGCCGTCGGCGTCCTTCAGTGGGTAGTCCTGCCAGAAGTACTCGCTGGTGGGGTCGATGAGCCGGTTGTCGACGATGATGCGCCGGTTGCTGGTGGTGACCCATCGGCCGCGCGGCCATTTCGGGCAGGGCCGTTCGTAGTAGTCGCAGACGATCGCCATGTTGGCGTCGGGCTTGACGTCGTTCGGGATGTCCGATGAGGATGCGTCGGGGGCGATGTTGCCGCCGGCGTACCCGGGGATGTTCTTGATCTGGTCTATCGGCAGTGCCTGCCAGGTGCACCAGTAGGGGCTGTAGTCGAAGTCGGTGCCGGGTTCCCAGCCGACTTCGTTGCCGCCGAACACCTTGACCCGGATGTCGCCCTGGCCGATCCATTCCCCGTCGACGTTGGTGTACGGGCCGACGTTCGGCTCGAAGTACGGCAGCGCGTAGGCGGCTCCGCCCATGCCGATGGCGGTCTTGACGGTGTCGATGGTGGCTTTCCGGACCCGCCATTGGTCGTAGCCGAAGGTGGCGACTTTCTCGGCGAGCTTCGCGGCGCCGGCGTCCTCCGGGTCGGTGGTGGCCGGGTCAACCTCGTAGGAGGGGATGCGCTGCGTGGCCGCGGAGACCTTGTCTTCGATGATGGGTCTGACGAAGTTGAACCGGCGGCGGATGCGGTGCGGCGGTTTGCCGCCGCCCCTGGGGTTGGTGGCGGTCGCCATCTGTTGCAGGTTGCCGTCGTAGTCGAGGTAGCTGAAGCTGTCGCCGCGCTCGAGCCGTGCGCAGAATCGGCGTTTGGCGGCGTCGCGTTTCATGTCGAGGTACGCGCGGCTGATGGCTTGTTCGATGCTGGGCGGCATCGTGATCTTGATGGCGCCGTCGGGGGCTTGGACGTCGCCGTAGCTGCCGGTGTCAGCCACGGGCCTGGGTCTCCTCGGCCATCAGGCGTTCGGCGAGCTCGTCGACGGTTTCCTCTCGGGCCTGCCAGTAGGAGTCGTCGGCGTTCGGGCCGTCGCTCATGTCGATCGCCTGCGGCCCGGGTTCGGCTTCGTCGTTGAGGGCGCGGGTGACGATGACTTCGGGGGCTTGGATGCGAAGCAGGAGGTCGCGGCGTTCCGCTGCGACCTCCCGCCTTTCCTGCCGGCGGTCAACCTGCTGCCACGCCGCGAGGGCGATGAGCAGGGCGGAGATGACCGCCAGTTCGATCACTCCTCCTCCGTGTCCTTCCGTGGCCGTCCGCCGCGGCGCCGCGCGAGTTCGGCTTCCATCTCGGCGAGCTTCTGGCCCTGGATGGCGAGCAGCGCCCGGAGTTCCGCGGATTCCTTGGCGGTCTCGAGGTTCTTGGTCTGCACGTCCCGGATCTGGGTCTGCTGGCTGATGGCGAGCAGCTCCAGCGGGTCCTGCCCTGAGACGGCGGCGTACTCGGGGCGCGGCATGTCACTGAAGATGACGGGCTTGCCGCAGTGTTCGCAGACGGCGTCGGTCTGGACGATCCCGATGGTTTCGCGTTCGATGGCGGTCTGCGGGACGCTGCCGTCACCGCCGTTGTCCTGGTAGCTGAACTGGACGGTTCGCCGGAGAACCTGGACGGCGCGTTGTTCGTAGCCGGCGCAGCGCGGGTCGATGCAGCTGACGTACCCGTCGACCCGGGTTTCGGTGACGGTCGGCATCAGGCGTTGTACGCGAGGCCGCTCACGAGGTCCGACTGGACGGCGGCCCCGAGCCCGGACAGGTTGTACGCGGTGCCGTCGAGGATCAGCACCAGCTGCCCGCTGCCCGAGACGACCTGGGCGGTCTCGACGGCGGTGCCGCCCAGCTGCAGCTCCTCGTCCTCGCGGGCCTGGTTGGCGTACACGTACCCCTTCTTCTCGCCGCCGTCGTCGTCCGCCTTGGTGCTGTGAACGGCCCCGATGAACACGCTGCGGTCGGCCTTCTGCGGCCAGTCGAGCGGGCGGGGGTCCCGGTAGGTGACCTTGTCGAGGGTTTCCTGCTGCGCCGGGGGGGCCTGCGATTCGGGGTACTGGGTGCCGTCGTCGGCGGTGGCGATGCCTTCACCCTCGGTGTTCTGTACGGAAGCCTTGGCGGCCCCGCTCTTGCTGTCAGCCATGTCGGCCTCCTGTGGTTTGGGTCATTCCATGTCGCTTCCGCCGCCGCCCGTCCACGCCCCGACCGGCATCTCGATACGTGGCGCCCGGCCGTATTCGTATCCTTTGGGACGCTCCGGTTCCGGTTCGTCGGGTGTGTCGGTGAGGGAGACGGCTCCGGAGGCGAGGGCGTCCGAGCGGGCCTCCCAGGACAGCACCGCGGCGGCGGCCGCGTCGATCTTCATGGGGCTGCGGCTGCTGCTCTTGGACAGAACGTGCATCTGGCGTTCTTTGTCGTCGAGTGTGGTGACCATCCGTTTGCGGGCGTGCCGCAGATGCGTCATGAAGGTGGGGTTGCCGTCGAAGGTGACGTCGCCGGCGCTGATGGCTTCCTCGTAGCGGCGGGTCGCCCACGCCATCGGCTTGTCGCGGTTTGTGTGCCAGGTGACGAACCGTTTCTCCCCGAACCGGTTCTGCCAGGAGTCGACGAGGTGACGGATGTGCTGGTCGTCGCAGTAGGCGCGCCACACGACGAGCTTGTCGCCTTCGATGAGTTCGGTGACGGCACCGTCGATGCGGCTCATGTCATGCTCGTAATCCGGGGGGGCGTGGTCGGGGCGTTCCTCGATCGCGACGAGCCACTGGTAGCCGGTCTTGACGTCGGTTCCGACGACGGCGAGGCTGTCGTCGTGGCGGGCTCCGTCCACACCCAGGCAGACTACTGACCCCTCACTCAGCTTGCGGGGTTTGATGAGTGCCCGCACCTGCTCGATATCGAACGCGGCGCCCTCCTGCGCGATCTTGCGGTTCATGAAGAACCGTTCCGCCTGCGCCGCGTCATGCTCGAGGAGGGCTTCGACTTCGGCGTCGATGCGGTCCAGATCCACCCAGCCGCCCTTGGTGACGAGGCTGTCCCCGTACACCTTGCGCATCACCTTCCGGCGCTCTTGCTTGTTGCGGACGCTGCCGGGGCCGCCGTCGACGTCGTCGATGAGAACCCCGGGCTCGGACTGGGTGCGCTGAGCCACGGACTGCTCGACCGGGTCGAATGCGTTTGTGGTCTCCACGAACCGTCCGCCCACACCTGCAAGGTTCCGTCGCTGGTTATCCGCGAGCTGCAGCCCGTGGTTGCTTCGGTTCCAGGCGTGGGTTTCGTCCTGGACGGCGAACGTGATGCGCTGCCCCAGACGGCTCCTCGCGGACGCGGTGACCGGCTCGATCAGCCCGCCGCCGGGCAGGTTGATGCGGGTGAGGCCGGTGTCGGTGATGAACGCGGCCCCCAACGGTCCGAGCTCGATCATCGGCTGCAAAGCCCGCCACGTATTCGCGGTCTGATCCTCCGAGCCGGCGGTGACCTGGATGTGCGGTGTCGCCCACGGCCGCCCGACAGGCTCGCCCTTGGCATCCCAGCCGTCGAACCGGACGGGCCCCGCGGCCTCCGCGCAGCAGATCGCGGCAATCAGCGGGCCCTTTCCCCACTTCTGGGGGCGCATGAGCTGGGCGCCGCGCGCCCAGTAGAACGACACCTTTTTGCCGCTCTCGAATCCGGGTTCGTCGCTGCGCAGCCGGTAGAAGTGCAGCAGGAACATGAGCTGCTCGTCGGTGAGGATGAACGGCTGGCCGCGGAGCTCACGGTCGGGGACGACGCAGTAGTCCTGGATCCACTGGCCGACGACCAATCCGAGGCTGGGGACTTCGTTGGGGACCTCGGGGCCACGCCACGGCATCAGAGAGCGAACTCCTCCCGGTGCTTGTTCAGCTCGCGGGCCAACAGGACCCCGAGGAGCACCATGCCGGCGTACGCGACGGCGAGACCGCCGATCACGTACGCGACGGTCACGCCGCCGCGTCGATCGAGTTGAAGTCCTCCAGCAGCTCCCCGCCACCATCCAACGGGTCGAACGCTGAGGCGAGGTCCGCCCGGTAGTACGGCTCGCGCATCACCCGAGCCCTGGCCTCCTCCGGGTCGCGGCCCTCGTTCAGCCGGTCGCGGAGCGCGTGAGCGACCCTCGCGACGTTGAAGCGTTCCTGGCGGTTCGCGAGCCGGCCGTTGGGGCTGCTCGTCCACTTCTGCTCGAATTCCGCTGCCGTCATCGGATCCTCCTACGTGAGTGCATTGAAGTTCGTCAGCTCACCCTTCGCGGTGAGCTTCGCGACATGCACCGGATTGAACTTGCCCTGGATGATCGCGTTCGCGAGTGAGAAGCCTTCGGCCTGGTACTGCTTCACCCGGTACGCGGCCCCCGCCAGCTGGCCGCGGGTGAGCCCGTCGTTCGGGTACGTCGTGTTCAGATAGGCGAAGTACTGGTCGACGGTCACCGGTATGCACCCCAGTCCGGGACCCCACGGCCCTTGTTCGCCAAGAAGAACACTCGACCGTCCTGAACGAAGAACCATGTGCGGTTACGCATGAAGATGTGCGGCTTTGCCTGCCGCGGACGACGTACCTGGTCCAGGTGGACGATCTCGTATCCGTGGGCGGTGCCTCTCACTCCGGCCCCTTCTCCACGGCCCGCAGCTTCATCACGTTCGCCTTCGCCTCCGCCTTCTTGATCGTCTTCACCTCGTTCGGGGTCCGCCACCGCAGGTCCCGCTTCCCCTTCGGGTTCAACCCGAGATACGACATGCGGCGGTCGCGGTCGGCGAACGTCATCTCGGCGTAATCCCGGGCCAGCTCGTAGATCGCCTCGATGTCCTCCGGCCCGTACTGCGACGTCACCGGGGAATTGCGCCACCCGTTCCACATCCGTTCACGGAGCGTCATCTCCTCACGGTTGAACGGGCCAAGAACCGGTTCGGCGAGCGGCTCGAGGTCCACCCACTCGCCACGCGCGGGCTGCCCGTAACGACGGCGAAGCTCAGGAGGTTTCGGTGCGGGGCCCCTGCCGGCCATCAGCAGCCGTTATCCCCCGACGCGCAACCCATTAGTTGCCAGACCCGGAGACAATCGGCCACCCCTCGCAGGCTCCTCACGCGTGGGCCGCGCGTCGGCGCCCACTCCCCTCCCCCTGTTGGGTGTGGGGTTGGGTTGCGGGTTGCGGTTGGGCATGGGGGTGTGGGGATATGGGTTGGCGATGAGTGGTGTGTGTGCGCGCAGCATGGCCACGGTCGGGGCATATCGGTGTGGGGTTTCGTGCATTCAGCGCGCTCGTGCGTGTGGGTCTAGTTGGCAATGATGCCAGTTGCATAGGACCTGAGCGGTTCCATCGGGAAGATGGTGGACGTCCAGGAGCTCTGTGCTGCCGCAGAGCTCGCAGCTTGGGTGGTTCTGGATGGCGGCTCTGCGCCATCGGGCGTGTGCGGCTCGGTTGCCGTCGCGGTGTGCCCATCCGGGTGTGCGTTGGCCTGGCCGGCGGGTTCTGCCGTGGATGGGGCAGGGCTCGAGCTGGGGACACGAGGGTTCGGGGCACACGTGGATGCGCGCCATGGCTGAATCGTAGAACGGTTGTCCAGATTCTTGCCGGTTGTCTCTTGACAACCGACATAGGACCGATTACACTGTCTGTAGACAGTAACCCACCGAAAGGACGCAAGATGAGCACCACCCGCACCACCCACGAGCAAGAGGCTTTCGACCGCGGCGTGGAGGACGCCGTTGCGGCGGCTTCCTGGATCATCGACGGGAACACCCCGCAGGACGCTATCCGCCGCACGCTCGAGCTCATCGACGCTGGCGACGACATGAGCGATTACCAGCCGCGGCGCCCGGACCTCAGCGGCGAGTACGCGGATGACCTCACGCCGAACCGCCTGGCGGATGACATCTTCGGACACGGCTGGTGCCCGGACTTCTATGCGCCGGAAGGTGAGGACCACGATCGCATGATGGCCCTGTGCGACGCGTATGAGGCCGGCGTTGATGAGACGTTCGATGTGGAGTGCGAGCGGATTCTCCGCGCGGCGCTCGAGCCTTGCCGGGATGGCTCGTGCGTCTCGTGCCGGGCCGGCGAGACCTACCACCACTAGTCGAAACGCGCCCGGTGGGCGCGTCCGCGGGGCTGGCATCCCTGCGCTGATGAGACTGCCGAACGAAAGGACGCACCATGAGCACCACAAAGACCATTGAGCACTACGAACGCCTTCGCTCAAGCGTGAACGGCAACCCGCGTTTCCGGTTCACGTTCACCGATGGCACGGTCCTGGACAGCATGAGCGATGCCGGATGGGCATATGCCGTGGGCAACCCGGAGATGCGCGAAGGCGCGACTGTCGCGCTGGAGCTCACCCGCGCCGGACGCATCCGCATCATGCGGGAGACCTCGTGACCGATCTCCGTTCCGCGGTGGCCGCCTCTGGCGGCCTCTGCACCATCTCCGACCTGGCCGGCCGGTGGGGGATCACGAAGCAGTGGGCGCGCGTCCTGGTGCGCCGTGACTGCTTTCCTGAGCCGATCTTGACTGAGGGCGGCCAGGAACTCTATCCGGCCGATGAGGCCGACGACGCTTACAACGTTCACATCACTCGAAAGGACGCATCATGAACACCACGACTGACTACGCAGACCGCATGTTCCGCGCCTATGTCGAGTGCGCACTGTGGGCTGACCTGCGCGACGAGAACGGCGAGTCCATGGACGACCTCTACGGGCCGAACGATTTGGCCCCCGAGACGCTCGAGAGTATGCGCGCCGACGTCCTGGACTTCCTCGAGGGCGCCGGCACGGATCTGGACACGATGGACGCCGAACAGGCGGGCCACGACTTCTGGCTGACCCGCAACCGCCATGGCGCGGGATTCTGGGATCGCGGCCTGGGGGAGCTGGGGGAGCGTCTGACGGCTATGGCGCACCCGTATGGCGAGTCGTTCCTCTACGTCGGGGATGACGGCCTGGTCTACGTCAGCTAGTCCCTGTCCATCATTCGGTCCCCCAGAGCTCATGCCCTGGGGGACCATTGCCACGAGAAAGGACGCGACCCGTGGCCGCAGAACCCTACGTGCTGCCCGTGTCGGGGGCGCAGCTCCTGGCCATCATCCACGCGCCGAATGCGGCGGGCCCTGGACCGAAGCAGCGCCCGGGTGGTAGATCGGGTGCCTGAAGCTCTCAATTCGTCTCAGAACGGACGCTAGGGCCCTCTATGGGGTTGTTCGCGTCATCGCGACATTCCGAAGAGCCGTGGCCGGTGTCATCGTCTGAGCCGCGAACCTGCCCGGGGCACCGTCCGGCGTTATAGGGGACAGGGGAGCCAACCGTTTCGGCCCGCCATCGGCGGGCCGTTTCGCGTTCCCCATTCGATGAGTTGCCGGCCGATCCATTCGGCGATCTGGGGGACGAGGCTGTTGCCGAGGGCTCGCAGTCGGTCCACCCGAGCGGGAATCCCATTAGCCACTCGACCCACGTCGGGTTCAGCGAGCCACCAGCCTGTGTCGAGAGCGCCGTCCCGCCTTGCTCGTAGCTGCCCTTCCGATGCCCCGTGTCGTCCGTGCAGGGCGTCGTCCACAGACCGTCCTTCGTCAGCTTCGCTCGTTCGGCATTCGCCACCTGGGTCCGCAGGTTCTCCCCGCCGTCCCGCCCCGAGTTCCCCGGCCCGCCCGTTCCGTCGCTCTGGGTCGGGGTGGCCCACTTCATCACCTGCTCGACCAGGCCCGTCTGCTTCCCGTGGCCCGTCGCCGTTCGTCCATGATGCGCCGCCTCCGATGCTCGCGGGGTACGCCACGAGCCAGACCCGGTCCCGCCGGTGAGGGGCGCCAAAGGCCGACGCTGGTAGATGGTCCCATTCCGCATCGAACCCGCACGCGGCAAGGTCCGCAAGCACGACGTCGAGTCCTCGAGAAGTGAGAGCTGGGACGTTCTCAACGATGACGTAGCGGGGTCGTAGTTCCCCAATGAGCCTTGCGAACTCCCGCCAAAGACCCGAGCGTTCTCCGGCCAGTCCGGCCCCGCGGCCGGCGAGGCTGATGTCCTGGCACAGCTACGGGAAGCCTCCACAGAGCACGTCGACTCGCGGGACGTACTGAAGACTTCCATCTAGCTCACCCCCTTCCGATCGGCACGAGACTTCTGCTTGCGGAGCGGCAGCGAGCGTCCGGACGTCGGGGTACACGGGCACCCCGGGCCAGTGCCGGGCAAGAACCCGCTGGCAGAAGGGGTCCTGCTCGCAGAACCACACAGTGCGCATACCGGCTCGCTCGAGGCCGAGGTCGAAGCCGCCAATGCCCGAAAAGAGCGATCCGACGGTGAGCTGCTCATTCATGGTCTCCCTGCCTCGATGATGAACTTCTGGCCGTCGCAGAACCCGGCGAGCTGGCGTCCGAGGACGGAGCCGCCGGACCGGTTCTCCGAGCTGGGCACGTAGGTGACGCTGGAGCGACGCCCGTCCGAGTGCAGGCCGGCTTCCTCGGTGACGGCGGGCGGGTACTCGTCACGGTCGAATCCGGTGCGGGTGGGGATGCCTCGGAGGTCGTCGCGGCGGCGGCCGTCGGCGTTGTCGCGTTCGAGCGTGAGGGTCCGCGGCGCCGGGTCGATGGGGTTGGCGGCGAGTTCGCCGACGGCTCGGCCGTCTATGGCGTTACGTTCGTGGTCGATGAGGTGTTGGTGGCGGATGTCGTCGAGGTTGACGACGACGGGCAGGGGGGCACGTTGGCAGGGGGGCGGGTTCTGGGCGTCGACGAGGGGGGCGAGCAGGATGGCGAGGCCGGCTGCTCCGAGGACGATGGTGAGGAAGGCGGCGATGAACCTCATGTGGTTGTCTCCGCGGCCCCGTTGAGTAACGGCGCGTCGTCCCGGATTCTCCAGCGTGCCATGTCCGCGTACACCGGGTTGAGTTCGACACCGATGAACGACCGGTTGTGCCGCAGGGCGACCATGCCGGTTGTGCCGGCGCCGGCGAACGGGTCGAGCACAACGCCCGAGGCGCTGCCGTCACCGTGAGAGCAGGACGGCTCGAAGCCGATGGTGCGACGCTCGTAGGCGTGATTCGGCGTAAAGCCTCCGCGCTCCATACGTGCCGCCCGATCACCGTTCGGGCCTTCGGGAAAGACGACATGATCGGCGGCCATGGGGGTCGGCGGACGCTTGTTCGTATGTCCCACGTCGATCAGATCGCCCTTCTCGGTGACCCGCACCCACGGCGCACCGCATTCCCCGCACGCCCGCTCCGGCGCCCCGGCCAGGATGCACGGCTCGATCAGCTTCGGCGGGAACGTCGCGAAGTGCGCCCCGGCGTAGGGCTGGGTGGCGACGGTCCAGACGGAGCGTTTGTTGCGGCCCCCATCGACCACCGCGAACGTATTCAGACCAGAGTGGCCGTTCCCGACCTGCTCGTGATACAGCCCGCCACCGGGCGCCCCATAGCCACGGGTGGCATCCTCCCGGATTGCGTCGGCGTCGTAGAAGTACCGCGGCCCCTTCGACAACAGGAACACGTACTCGTGCGCCTTCGTCGGCCGGTCCGTCACGCTCTCCGGCATCGGGTTCGGCTTCGACCAAATGATGTCGCTGCGGAGAAACCAGCCGTCAGCGCGGAGCGCGAACGCGACCATCCACGGGACCCCGAGCAGGTCTTTCGACTTGATCCCGGGCAGCTTGTGGCGATTCGCCTGCCCGGCCTGAGCGTGACCAGTGAGATCGCGCCCCCCGGTCTGCGCAGACTTGTCCTTGAACCCGCCGCCGTTGAACGATCCGACGGGCGGCCCGCTGTAGCTGTCACCGAGGTTCAGCCACACGGTGCCGTCATCCCGAAGCACCCGCCGCACCTCACGGAACACGACGACCAGCGTGGCCACGAACTCGTCCGGGGTCGGCTCGAGGCCGATCTGACGGTCGACGCGACGGGCGCCGCACTTGCCGCACGTCTCGCGGAAGGGCGTCGTGCGCGCCAGTTCGTCCGTCATCGCTCGGCCGTTGCCGGGCGCCCCACGGTCCCAGTTCGACTGCTTGTGTCCGCACGCCGGGTCGCCGCCCTCCCACTCACCGGTCCCATAGTCCCGCAGCCCGAAGTACGGCGGTGACGTCACGCACGTATGCACGCTTTGCGCCGGCAGCGCTCGTAGGACGTCGCGGCAGTCGCCCTCGATGATCCGCCAGGTGCTCATGGCTTTTCCTTGTCGAGGGCCTCGAGGGCGATGCGTCCCAGTCGGCCGCCGTCGTCGCTGTTGGCGATGAGTTGCAGGGCGAGGCGCCATGTGTCGAGGAGTTGCCGCATCTGCTCGGGGGTCACAGTTCCTCCTCGGGGAGCACGGCCCAGGGGGACACGCCGATCGCTTCCGCCATCTGCATGACGGTCTCGGCGTCGACCATCGTCCGCCGTGACCGTTGGCCGTGGCCGTTTATGTCGTCGAGGAGGCCGAGGGTGTGCTTGACGCGGGCTGCGTCCCCGTTGCCGCGGTGGTCCCACCATCCGAGCTGGCGGGCGACGTGCGCGGCGGTGAGCGGCGAGTTGAGGAACGCTTCGCGGAGGGGGGCGACGGGGACTTTGCCGGGGCGGCCGGGGGCGTAGCGCAGGACGGTCCATTGGCTGATGCCGAGCATGACGGCGACGCGGCGGGCGCTGAGTCCGTCTTGGTGGCGGAGGGTGAGGATCTCGTGGATGACGGGGTCCGGGGTCTTGGTCTTCCAGCCGCTCATGGCTTCTTCCACGCCTGCAGGGGCCGGAACTCATCCGCCAGTAGGGGCAGCGGGATGTCGAGGGCGATGGCGAGCATGTCGGCCTGGTGCAAGCTGAGCATGTCGCGGCTGCCGTCGTAGGTGGCCATGACGACGTGGCGGCTCATGCCGGCGCGTTCCGCGAGCCTGCGGACGGCGTAGGTGTTCTCGTCGGTGCTGGTCCATAGCCAGTGGAACGGCTGGGCTCGTTTCCAGCTGACGTACGCCTTGACCCAGGTATGGATGGCTTTGGCGAACGGGGCGGCTGGGGTGTAGAGCTGTGGTTGCCGGGTGCCGTAGGGCGGGTCGAGGGTGAGGCTCATGGTCGTCTCATGCGCATCATCTGGCCGCCGACGACGAGTTTGGGTTCGGTGTCGGAGACGAGCAGCAGGACGGGTCCGTCGGGGGTGTCGAAGACGGCTCCGAGGCTTTCGGCTTTGAGTTCTTGGCAGAGGGTTTGGAGGCGTTCGACGGCTTCTGTCATGCCTGGTTCTGGGTCCATCCGGCGTCCTTTCTTGCTTCCCGGCGCTTGTATGCAAGGTAGGGAGGTAGGAAGGGGTAGCTACGCAAGTACGTGCGCGCGGGAGGGATGCGGTCTCTCTCTACGCGCGTTGTCTCCCTACACATCCCTACCCTCCTACCTTCTCGATGGTGCTCTGAAGCAGCTCCGGCTCCGGCCAGTCGGCCGGGATGACGTACAGCCGGGCCTCCACGTACGGGGACCCGGCGGCCGTCGCCTTGCGCTGGATCCGGGTCTGCTGCCAGCCGACCTCAGCGAGGCGCGAGTTCAGCGTCGGCCACGACAGTCCGCCCTTCACCTGGGAGCGGACGTGGTCGGCGTAGTCCTCGCGGCGGACGTAGCGGACGTTGTCGCGTTGGTCGACGACGATGAAGGTCTCGCGGGCGGTGCCGTGGCTGTTGGCTTCGTCGGCGGCGCGGGCCCGCTGCCAGCCGGCGAGGACCTTCCGCCACTCGGCTTCGTCGTCGGGGTTCGTGGAGATGGTCGGCCTCGAGTCCACGTAGCGCAGCCACCACGACACCGCCTCCTCGTGCGGGTCGACATCGGCCTTCAGGTCGGCGAGCTGCATGACCACCCAGGCGATGAGCATGGCGTCGTGGCCGGTGAACTTCCGCGGCCGGATCCCGCACTCGCTCATGAGGACCGCCTGCAGCCCGTTCGGCTTCTGCAAGGTGCTCTGGTGTGTCCAGCGGACTCGTTGCCCGGAGCGTCGGAGGAGGACTATGGCGGCGTCGAGATGCTTGCCGAATCGTTCCCCGGAGACGAACGGGTCGTTGGTGGGCCAGAGCTCGTTCAGCCACTTGCAGTAGTCGGCGGCGACGGCTCCTTCGTCGGGCACCCATTTCGGCATCTTGGGCGCGGTCTTCGTCTTGGTCGCGCCGTTGGGGTTGACGACCTCCTCGGCGATCTCTTTGAGTTCGTCGAAGTCACCCATCGCTGCGCCCGCAGGCTGTGCAGCGGATGCGGACCTTCCTGCCGCGGGGTACGACGCAGACTGGTCGGTAGAGCCCGAGGTCGTCTCCGTCTTGGGCGTGGCAGTGGGGGCAGTCCATGACGATCATCTCTATGGGGGTGTCGATGAGTGGTCTGAGGCCGACTTGTTCGTACTGGACTCGCAAGCGTTCGAGGACGGTCATTGCAACCGCTGCCGATCCAGGTGGGCGAGGCGAGCGCAAGGCGTGCAACTGCAGTGCGAGTGCAGCGGCCGTCGCGTGAATTCATCTACGACCTGCTCATAGGACGAGACACCACGCATGGACCGTTTGGTCTGTGCGATATACGCATATGCGGCAGTGCGTCCTCGTTCGTCGTAGATGGCTTCTGCTCGAGCGAGAAGGCGGGAGCCCGCGTAGCGCGGGGGCGGATACAGCACGTTCTCGTTGTGGTAGAGCATCCGCCGGATCTCGGCGACAGCTTCGACGGGCCATTCTTCGCGACCGTCCAGGAAGTCCTCGAACGAGATTGCGCGCCGGTCCACCACGATGATCCGGTCGCCGGGGTGTTTGCGTCCGGGGGTCGTTTCGATAACGACCCCCGAAACTGAGCGACGTTCCAATGGCAGCGGTTCGTCGTTCATCGTTCCCACCAGACGACGCCCGCCGGCCGTCCGAAGACGACGACAGCAGATGGGAACGGCGCTGAATTCTGTGAGGTGCCGAACTTCAGACGTCCGCGTAGGAACCGGATCTCGCCATGGCGGCAGTGGTCCCACCACCAGCCGGTGTCGACACGGGCGGGAATGAGGCAGACTACGGTCGCCCCGCCGTCGGCTGCCTCGTGCGCCTTCGCTATCCACCGGGAGATTTCATCCCCGTAGGGGGGGTTCATCCAGCAGGTTCCTGTCCATTCCTGCGTGAGCCCGTCGGTTTCGGGTGTGAAGTACTTCTCACATTTGGCCGATGAGTCCAGGGCGCAGACGTCGAGTGTGAAACTGAACTCGGTGTCGAGCTCGTCGAACAGGGGTTGCGGGGTCTCCCACTCATCGGTCCCGCCAGCCTGGTTTGCCAACTGTCCGCGGGTACGGAGAAGGCCGGCACGGGTGGGCTGTGGCTCGTTCTCGACGTACTCGTTGAAGACCTCATCAGGGACAGCCGCGACTTGGCGAGCGCGGTGCTCAGCGTCGTAGTCCCGAGGACTTGCAACGTGCGAGTCCTCCGCATGCTGGTTGCGCCCATGCTCGGCCGGCCCGAGCAGTTCGCCATACAGCCGCTCGCCCAAGAGACGAATGCGTCCCCACCGCTGCTCGCGTTCTGCGCCGAGCTTCGACAAGCGGATGGCCTGTTCGGCGAGTTTGATACGTCCCAGGAGCGCTTCGGCCTGTTCAGGTGTCTCAATGCTGTCGAGTGCGGCGAGGGCATCCGCTTCCCACTGATCAGCCTCAACGAGCGTCGCGTCTGTACGTCTTGCGGGTAGGGTCACAAAGTCTCCAGTTGAACTTGAGTGTTCCGCAGCGGAGGCCATTCCGATGCGGGGATCCGCTGCAAACCGCGCCTTGGTGGCCACCAGTACAGCCACGCCTCGCATCCGTGCTGTGCGGCAGTCTCAACCATGGCTTGACGGTCAATGGGCAGAAAGTTCACCCATGGGGAGCGGGTCGTGGACTTGACCTCGATGAGCTGCATCTCCGGCCAGCCCGTGCGGTTGGTCACGGCGAGGATGTCGCCGGCGCCGCCGATATGCCTGCGGGACGCGCACAGCCAGCCCTCCGTGGCCAGGAGGTCCATGACCTTCAGCTCCCGGGCGTTCCCGGCGCCGGGAGCGCGTTTGCGGCGCATCTCTACGGCTCGATGCGAGCCGCGGGCGTCACGCGGACGCGGGGTCTCCCTTGCTTCCACGTGAAGCAGCGCCTGAGTTCCATGAGTGCGTCCCCTTCGGTGCGGTTGAGCAGGTCGACGGCGCGTTTGCCGTCGACCTTCGGCTCCTGTTCGATGAGCAGCCCCGCTGTGGCCCCTGCTCCCAGTAGGCCACGCTCGATCAAGTGTTCTACCACCGTTTCGAGCTCGGTGGCATCCCAGCTCCGGGTCCGTCCATGGTTGACGTCCACGTTGCGGGCACCGACCACCCACGGGTCCGGGCTGTACTCCCCCATGGCGGCGTCGCGGCGGCGGACGAGCTCATCCTCCGCCATCCGCCGCCACTCCTGCATCTGCTTTTCCCGGGCTTCGAGTTCGGTGAAGATTTCGACGAGGAGGTCGTCCTTGACGTCTTCGACGGGGAACATGACGCCGGTTCTGGGGTCGACGACGGTCTGCTGCTCGTGCGGGACGAGCTTCACGTCTCCTCTTTCAGGTCGACGGGGGGTCCCCAGGTGTCTCCGGGGTCGTCGCGGGTGGCGACCTCCATCCGGCCGTTGTCCCAGAGCCGGACGAAGACGGTGCGGTCCTGGTTGACCCAGAGGCGGTAGCCGTCATGGGTCACGGTTCTCGCCTCAGTCCCTCGGCGAACCCGAGCACCTGGTTGGCGACCTCCATGCCGAGCCGGACGGTCTCCATGTCCGGCTCGGTGCTGGCCTCGTACGACATCCCCGGCACCGGATGGTGGGTCATGATGCCCACTTTCGGCAAGACAGAGCTCTTGTCGATGTTCACGGTGAGGTAGACCATCATGCGGATCGGATCTTCCGCTGCGTCTCGGCTTTCAGGGTGTGCCGGCCGGTCCGCCAGTTGCGGGCCGGGACAGCGATGAGGGTGACGCCCTGGTCGAGCGTTTCGGAGGTCATGTCCTCCGCCACGCGGCGACAGGCGGTGGCCGCGTTCGGCGCCTCGATGCCGTCGCGCTCGACCATGTAGTTGCCGTCGCTCTCGTTGAGGACGATGTACATGGTCGCCATCAGAACGCGGGCTCGTCGCCGAACTTCTCCGCGGCCGACGCGAACGTCTTGGACTGCGACTCCGTGAACCCGTTCGCGTCCGACGGAATGTCGCGGTCCCCGCCGACCACCCGGGAGCCATGAACGTTCACGTTCATGTACCCGTCCTTGTAGGCGACGGTCACCTCAGCCGTGGTCCCGAGCTTCACGACCGCGTCGAGCTGGTCGTCGAGGTCGGAGATGTCGTCCACCTGGGCCCAGTCGACGCCGTAGGCGGCGCAGGCGTTGCCGTTCATCTGCTTGATGCTGTCGGGCTGGAAGCCCATGAAGTGCTGGAACCGTTCGCCGGCGTGGTCGCCGTCGATGATCTGCAGGATGACCTTGGCCCACTGGCGGCCGTCCTTGCCTTCGAAGGCGGATGCCTCCTCGAGCCAGGTGTTGTATTTGCCGCGGGGCGGCTCGATGAGCTCGCTGTCCATGGCCTTCCTCATGCTGTCTCCGAACGACATCTACGCGTCCTCTGCTTCCTTCTTGTCGGTGGTGTCGACAGCGGCGCCGTCGACCTCGGTCTCGGTCTCGGTCTCCGTGATGATTTCCCCGGTCGCCTCGTCGACGGGTACGGCGGCGTCGGCGAGCAACTTCGCCAGCCGGGCGAGCGCGAACGGGAAGCCGCCGTCGCACAACTCGAAGATGTCCTGGCCGATCGTGTTCGCCCCTACGGCCGGGTCGTCCACGCCGGCGGCCATGAGGATCCGGGTGAGGTTCGTGGCGATGAGCGGGATCGCGTTGTCGCTCATGTGGGCGGCCCAGCCGGGAAGGGGGGCCGAGCCGGCCGGGCCACCCGGCCCGAGGCTACCCTCCGCTTCCTCGGCGCTGACGGTCCCGAACGCGACGAGATTGCTGACGGCGCGGTTCGTGGCGCGGGTGACCGCGGTGGCGGGGAGCGAGTGGTCCATCTTCTCGTCGCCCTTGCGGAACCGTTTCTCCCGCTGGGAGCATGCGCCGTCGCCTTCGGCGTGCCGGCCGGACGGGTGGATGGCCCGGACGACGGCGCGGGCGACCATGACGGTGCCGTCATCTTCGGGCTCGTGGGTGACGTCCACGCTGACGATCTCCGTTGAGACGCCGTACGCTGCGGCGAGCTTCTGGAAGCCTGAGCGGGTGGTGAATTCGCGGTCGCCGACGCGCTGGACGTCGTCCTTGGTGAGGATGGCGCGGCAGGTCTCCTGGTAGGCGCGCATCACCTGGGCGGCCTCGGTGGGCGCCATGGGGAGGAGGGGCTGCGCCCGGATTTCGAGCGCGTGGCCGACGGGTTCGTCGGTCATGGTCATGCGGTCTCCTTCTTCTCGGTTCGTTCGATGCGTTCTTCGGCTTCGTGGATGAAGCGGTGAATGGTGTCCGGGTGCCGGCGCAGGTCGGCGACGATGTCGGCCCGGTCCTGCTTCGTGAGCCCTGCGAGGCCGTGTCGGCGGCTGAGGGTCTCGAGGTACTCGACGGCGTGTTCAGGGGTCATGGGTGCCGTGCAGGCGGACGGGCGTGCACTTGTCATAGTCGGCGTTATTGGGCATCGGCCATCGCCTTCCCGAGCCGCGTTCGCTCATCCTTCGACAACGTGACGCGCACGGTCATCGTCCACCCGGCGTGACTCTGCCAGTGCGAGCAACCGGGCCACACGGCCGGCCACCCACAGTGGCGGCACACGTCGATGACGTAGCCGACGGGCGGGTCTACAGAAGCCCCGTTCTCAGGCATCGCGCACCGGGATCTCTCGCGTCGTCAGGTCCATGCCGTTCGGATGCCGCCGCCACGCGCCGACACCCCATCGCGCAGAACGACGCCGCGACCATCCGCGTCCACGACTCGCGCGATAGACGCGCCACGCCACTTCCCAGCGCGAGATTCGGTTTCCAGAAGGCGCGTTATCAACCATGTCAGGCGGCGGGCTGACGGTCTTCGTAGGCGGCGATGCGCTCGTCGATGAGCCGGCGGATCTCGCCGCCCATGGATCGGTGCTCGCGGGCGGCGATCTCTCGCAGCCGGTCGTGTTGCTCTCTCCGGATGCGGATGGTCGTGACGACCGACGGCTCCGGGATGTCTTCTTCAGCAGTCACGAACGGAGACTACATTTTCTTGACTTGTGATGTCAAGCTGATGTAGCCTGCGGTGTGGGCGGGCCGTGCACCATGCATCCCACGAAAGTCCATAGGGCGTGTGTGAACCCAGGTGCGGCCCGCCCACCGATCTATCGCATGGGAGGCTTCGTGACCTGGCTGCTGATTCTCGCCGCGTTCCTCGGCTGGCTGGCGTTCTCGACCCTGGTCGGGATGGTGTTGGGCCGTGTGTTGCGTGGTCGCCGGCGGGAGGATTCGCGTCCCGGCTACATCACGGACTGGACGATCTGATGGAGGGTTCTGTTCAGGGCTCAACAAGCCACGAGGACATGGATGCGGTCTACGCGGAACGCAACGCGGTCGTGCTGGCGTTCGCTGCCGCGATGGAACAACTCGGCTACGACGTTGGCCAGATCGTGGACGAGCAGGAGCCCGACTGGCCGGTGCTCGTGATCGAGACTCCCCGCGGCCAAGTGTCGTGGCACATGCGCGCCGAGGAGATGCCGCCGGGCGTGCCTCGTCATCCGCACGACTGGGATGGTCACACCACGGAGGAGAAGTACCGGCGGCTCGACCGTCTCGTAGCTGTGCAGTTCGCGCCTGATCGGGTCGCGATCAATGAGGACGGCTCTGATGTCTGAGGGTGGGGAGGCCCGGAACCACGAGGCCGAGATCGAACAGCTACGTGCAGAGAACGAACGCCTCCGCGCCTTCGCGTTCGGAGACGCCCCCGACTGGAAGCGCGCGAACGCCACACTCAAACACCGGGTACGCGAACTAGAGGCAGAACTCAACGCCGTCAGGCGTTCCCCGCAGAGCGAGGACCACGAGGCGGGCATCGAGGCGGCTCTACAGGCGTATTGGGAGAGCACGCGGGTAGCCGACGGATCGACAACGTTCCGCGATGACATGCGTGCTGCTATCGCCGCCTACCTCTCCCGCTGCCCGTCCCCGGAGAGCAACACAGAGGCCGGGCGTGACCCGGGCCGAACTGATTGAGCTCGCCGCACCCGCCTGCACCGTCTGCGAACAGCCGGTGCAACGCTGCGAGATGCGCTGGGAACACACACCCGAAGGCTGGATCATCGGCCCCGTGTTCCTCGTGTGTGCCGCCGGGCACCGCAGCCCCGTGAAGTTGCTGGACTAGGTCAGCACGGGTCGAACGGGCACCAGTCCCGGCACCCGAACCGTTGCAGGGCCCCCACCAGGATCCGCCACTGCTGCCCGTACGACGCGAACAGGGGGTCCCGGGCGTACCGGTGGCCGCCGTGCCTTCGCCACGCCTCCGGGGACCATTGAGCGATGCCGTGGTACTGGCCGTTCACGGCCCTGGGGTTGCCGCGCGATTCGTAGTGGACGATGCAGCGCGCGAGCGAGGTGGTTGACGCTTCGGCGTCCACGGTGGCCGGCAGGGTGGCCGCGATGGTTGCGGCGAGCCCGAGCAGTTTGCGCATGGTGCGCCTCCTCCCGTCGGAAGCGCGGCAAGCTAGCAGGTCACTGGCATACGTAGCCTTGACAGCGATTATATTCGCTTGTAGTCTGCGCGATGCGTGGCTTGGCTTGGCACTCACAGTGCCCGGCCGGGACCGTCAACAACACACCCAACAACACAGGAGAGAGGAATATGACCCCCTCCCCAGTTCGGCGAGTCATTCCCGCCGGCTATCAGGTGCATGAGTTGCATCTCGTCGGATCCACGCCTTTGCTGATGTCTTCCGGCGAGGCCGACCGTGAGAGCGACACGTTCGTCGCGTACCGCATGCTCACCAAGAAGCGCGGCAAGTCGCTCGAGGACGAGTCTCGTCTCCGCGAGCTGGAGTGGTACACGCGGCTGTACTACGACGAGCAGGTCGGCTGCTACATCCCGGGCAAGAACATCAAGGAGCTGCTGCGCTCGGCCGCCACGAAGCTGCGCAAGGGCGAGGACATCAAGCGCTCGCTCATCATCCCCGAGTACCGTATCCCGCTGATCTACGACGGTCCGCGCGAGCCCGCCGAGTTGTGGGCCAAGAAGTTCTCCTACGTCGCAATGGTCGCGAACGCGGGCGCCGGCTCCGGCCGTGTCGAACGCTGCCGCCCCTGCTTCGACAAGTGGGAGCTCAAGTGCGAGATCGCCTTCGACCCGGAGGACCTGAACCTCTCGGAGGTCGAGTTCGCCGTGGAGCGCGCGCAGAAGTACGGGCTGGGTGACTATCGTCCGGACTTCGGTTCGTTCGAGTCGTCCCTTTCGTTTCTGCGGAAGCAGCGGGAGGACGCGAACGCGGACGGTGCGAAGCCGCGCGATAAGCGTGCTGAGAAGGCGAACGGGACGCGCGCAGCAGCCCTGATCGGCTAGAAAAACTTGGCAAGGTAGACCACGGTTAGGCCCGGCCCGGCTCGGTTCGGCAGTATGGGGCCAGGCAGGATCTCGGTGTGGCCCGGCTCGGTTCGGCAAGGCAAGGCATTACATGGAGCATTCATCCTCTGCGGGAGTGATGTCCCGTAGGGGACATTGTCGTGGCATGTTGTGGGCTAGGCCCGGCGCAGGCGGGGCTCGGCATGGCGCAGCGCGGCCCGGCTTAGGTTGGGTTCGGCATGGCGCGGCGCGGCATGGCATGGCATGGCATTACATGGAGCATCCACCTTCCACGGGAGTGACATCCCGTGGAAGGCATCGTCGTGGCGAGGTCGGGCAAGGCAGCACAGGACCAGGCGAGGCTTGGCGGGACAAGGCTCGGCGCGGCGGGGCGAAACGAGGCACGGCGCGGCGAGGCGAGGTTGGGCCAGACGCGGCTAGGTTGGGCTTGAACGGGCTGGGCTTGGCGCGACGAGGCGAGGCCAGGCGGGGCTGGGCAAGACAAGACTTGGCATACGTTCACCGGCGCGCGGCGACGATCACGGCGACCGCGATCACGAGCAGCACGACCACGCCGACCACGCCGGCGGCGATCAGGTCAGAGAACGACAATCAGTCGAGAATGCAGGCAAAAATCGACGTCTGGCCGCCCGGCGCATTCAAAACCAGCTTGCCGAACGTCGACCCCGGCGGGCACACCTGCGCACCCGGGGGGCCGGCGGGGCCCGCAGGACCGGCCGGCCCCTGGGCGCCGGTCTCACCCTTGGCGCCGGCGGGACCGGCCGGGCCCTGAGCACCGGGAGCACCCGGGGCGCCCTTCGATCCCTTCGATCCCTTCGAGCCCTTGGGACCGGGCGGCCCCTGCTCGCCGGTGCCGACATTCACCGTAACCGTTCGCGTCGGAGTCCCGCTTCCGCTCTGGGCGATGACGGCCGCGGCGCCCATGCCGCCGGCCGCCGCCATCGTCGAAGCCCCGACCACCGCGAGGATCGTGCTAGTTCGCATAGCCGCGCTGCCCCGAGTGGACCTTCAGGTCATGGAGCTCCCGTGCCATCGCCTCAGCCTCCTGGCGTGTCTCCCGTAGCCGCTTCAGGCATTCCTCGTGCTCCTCGTCGCGGCTCTTGCGCAGCGCCATGATCGTCGAGGCTATACCCCCGACGGCGGACACGATGGCCGCGATGCCGAGGAGCGTGGGTGCAGTGTCGACCGCGAGGATGAGGACGTCGTCCATGTTCTACTGGCAGACATACCCGTTGGCGACGGCCGCGTCCGGGGTGCACGTGAACGCGACGCCGGGGACGACACCGTTCGGGAACGAGAACTGCGACGGTGCCGGACCGACCGGCCCTTGCGGACCTACCGCGCCGGGGGCACCGTCGGCGCCGGGAGGGCCGGCTGGGCCCTGCGGTCCCGTAACCCCGTCGGCGCCCGCAGCGCCCGCGGGTCCCGCAGCCCCTGTCGCGCCCTGCGGCCCCGGGACGGTGCTGTCCACGCCTGCTGGACCAGCCGGTCCGACGGAACCGACGTCACCTTTCACGCCGCGTTCCCCGGGGGCGCCCACGTCACCCGTGTCCCCGGCCGGTCCGGGCGGCCCGACGCAGGTCGGCTCGAGGCTCGCCAGACACGGTGTCCCCGGATCACCCTGCGGCCCCCGAGGGCCACGGACCCCGGCGAGACCCGGCAGGCCGCGAGCGCCCGGGATGCCGGGCCGTCCCGGCTGCCCGGCCTGCCCGGTGATCCCGGGTTGCGGGACCGGCAATGTCAGGTTGAGGCAGCGGGCAGCGCGTTTCGGGCCGCGGCTGTTGAGCAGGCATTTCGTGACCTTGTTCGTCTGCAGCTGCGCGGCGGTTGATTGCTGCTTCGCTTGTCCGCTTTCCGTCTTCGCGGCCCCGGCCGTGTTCTTCGCGCGTTGTGTCGTGATCGATGTGACCGCGAGAGCGACGGCGACGAGCAGCGCGACACCGGCGATGACGAGCGGGAGGCCGCCCCGCCGGATGGACGCAAGGAATCGTTGCATCAGCCCAGGATCGCGTTCAGGATCGGTGCGACGATCGCTGCTATCGCGGCGATGCCGGCGGCCCCGAGGATGCCGTACAGGGTGCGGCGGGACACGACGTCCTGGGACTTCTCGACCCGGACGGTCTTCTGTTCCTCCTCGCGGCGGCGCTGCTCGGCCTCATGGTGTTTGCGCTGGGCGTCCGCGACCTCGGTGATCTTGTCGGAGCAGCCTTTCAGTCCGTCCGTGACGACGAGGATCTGCTGGCTGACGCTGCGTCGTAGGTCATGGAGCTCGTCGTTGCGTTTCTTCTCGTCCTCCAGGCGCTGGGCGCGCATGTCGTCCCGGAGTTCCTTGAGGTCGTTCGCGAGGTCGTCGAGTCCCCATTGAAGTCGTCCCACGTCTCGTACCAACGGGGCGAGCGTGTCGATCTGGCGGCGATTGGAGTCGACGCGCTCCTCGAGCCGGGAGAGTCGCTGGAGTCCCTCTGGGGTGTCCGGTGTCATCACCGTTCCACGCTCCCCACTGTAGGACCGTCGCTCATCGGCGGGGGTGGGGGTACGCGATTGCGCGGATTCCGGCTGCACGTTCGCGCTTTCCCGATCAGGTATCGGGAAACTGCTGCATTTTCAGATGTATCGGCGGATGCTCTGAATGTCGGAGCGGTAGTTGTAGCGGACGTAGAACGGCCCGGCTTCCGAGCCGTGGCTGACGCAGTACGGGACGCCCTTCACGACGGCGACGACGATGGCGGTGTGCTTGCCCGTGGTTCCCGGATCGCCGTAGATGACGCAGTCGCCGCGCATCACGTTCTCGAGATGCTGGACGGGCTTGCCGTGCCTGAGCATCGTGCCGGTGTACCCGGCCTTCCACGCTGCCCCGTTGACGGTGTCCCGCACGTTGAACGGCAGGAACAGCCCGTTCCACAGGCACCATGTTGCGTACGCGGAGCAGTCGGCGTACCGGGGGAACTGGCCCTTGCGGGCGTTGAGTTTCTGGTTGATGCCGTCCCAGCGCTGGGCGCCCTGGGTGTAATGGACGACGCCGGCGTTGCGCAAGCCGAGCATGGCGGCCTGCACGGCACGGTCACGGGCGACTACGCGGTGGCTCTTGGAGAGCCCGGAGACGGAAGCCATCAGTCCTCCTTCTCGTCGTCGGGCCGGTCGGTCTCGTCGGGTGGCGGGTCGACGGTTTCCTTGATGTCGTCGTCGGGCGTGAACGCTTCGGCGTGGTCGGCCTGGACCTCGTCGGTGTCCTCGTCGGTGTCGGCGATCTCGGCGCCGTCTTCGATGGGCAGTTCGGTCATGGTGCGTCCTTTGGGATGGGTAGCGGGGCGAACGTGGTGCCGGATGACACGGGGGTGACGACGGCCGGGACAAGTACCTGCCCGGGCGCCCCGACGTAGGCGCCGATGCCGGCGACGAGGGCGGAGGCGAACGCGGTGAGCGCCGTCGTCAGTTCCAGTCGGTCGAGTCGGCCGCTGATGCCCCATTCGACGGCGACGGCGAGGAGGCCGCCGAGGGTGGGGACGACGGCGGCGAGGATGGCTTTGGGGCTGATGGTGCCCCTGCTTGCCATCTGGGGGGCGTCGACGTGGACGACGGCTTCAGGCACTCAGATGTTCCCGACGAGCGCGAGGATGATGATGACGGCGGCGACGGCGACGAGCGCGGCGCAGAGCATGATCTGGAACGGAGTCATGGTGACGTTGTACCCCTTTCAGCCCTTGATGCCGTATAGCCGCTCGACTCTCGCGGCGTACTCGTTCATCTTGCCGGGGTCCCCGGACACGTCGATCGCCTCCCCGCGGTAGTGGTATGAGCCTTTGACGTGGACGGGCGCGACCCCGCCGAAGTGCGGGTTCTCCCCCACGTTGAGGCCCATCTCCTGGGCCATCCGGCCGAGCTGCACGATCGTCTGGGGGCCGGCGGCGACGTGGACGTGGTCGGCGTGGCCGTCCCATACGGAGGCGTAGAACTGGGAGCCGTCGACCTTGCGGCCGTTCTTGACGGCGTACCCGGGTCCGCCCTTGTGGATGAGCTCGAGCAGCGGGGAGTGCGATGTCCCGAACTTGGACGGGTCGTGCCCGGTGTTCGAGGATGCGGCGTCCGGGCTCGAGGAGCCGGGCAGCTTCACGGTCTGCGTGGCCGTGGTCGGCGCGACATCCTTGAGCTGGCGGGCCTGCAACGCGAAGTCGAGGACGTCGGAGTTCTTGTTGCCGAGGAACTGCTGCACGAGCAGGGCCCTGGCTTGGGAGTTGTCGACGCCGGGGGTCGTGGTAGTGGTGGTGCGGGTGGAGGCGGTCCCACCGCCGGCGTTCGCTGCCGACGCACTCGTGTCTCCGCTGACTCTGCGAGCCACGCTCGGATCAATGGGCCCGAGCCTGCCTTCGCCCGAACGGTCGGTCAGGAACCGCGTGCCGTACCACGGCGTGAGCTTGTTGCCGGCGGACTTGTAGAGGAACCGGGCCATCGCCATGTTCTTGGCCGGGTCGTTCATGGCCTTGATCCCGCCGAGCGTTTCCATGTACTTCCGTGCCGCCGAGCCCTTGCCCCATGCGTTCGGCGTCATCTGCAACAGGCCGTAACCGACCATGCCGTCCCCGGGGTCACGTTGCTGAACGTCGGCGTACAGGCCGGATTCGCCTCGGGCGATCTGAGCGATGGCGGTGCCGGGTAGACCGTACGCTTCAGCAAGCATCTTGACCTCGTTGAAGCTCAAGCGGTTCTTTGCGCTGCCGGAGTACGCGAATCCTGGTGCGGGACGGCCCATAGCCTAGACATCCCTCGTATTCGGTTGTATGCTCACGGTATGGGGCAGATACTTCTCGGATACGGAATCATCATCGGCGGAGTCCTGCTCGGCGCGCTCATCCTCGGAATCGTGGCAGGCATCCTCACAGCCCTCTGCTACACCATCATCCTGGGCTGGCACGCAGCCGTCTGGGTTCTTCAGACACCATGGCGCCGGCGGGACCGCAGGCTGCTCGAGGAGCATCGCTGGCGGACATGGCGGCCCACGCAGGATCTCCGAAGGCTGCCGCACTAGCCCCCCAGCCCGATGTCGACCTTCGGGCCGGCGCTATCGCCGAGTCCGATGTCCACCTGCGGCCCGGCACCGCCACCCAGCCCGATATCGATACCGCTCCCCCCGCCGCCCCGCCGTTTGCGGGGATGCAGGATCTTGTTGATGGCGTTGATGCGCGCCCGCACCCGCGTGTACTCCGGGGTCGGATTGTCGGAGTGCACGCCCTGCAGGTTCAGGAGTTCCGACTGGTTGCTCAACCGGTCGAACTCCTTGGCCAGCTGGGCGCGGCCCGCCTGCGTCTTCGCTTTCTCGCCGAGCTTGTCCACGCGCACACCGGTGACGGGGCTGGCGACCCCGATGGCGGCCGGCAGCTTCTCCTGCCCGGGCCGGGACCCGGCCGCTGCCTGACTGGCCTGCTGGGCGGCGCCGGGGACGAGCCGGGTACCGTAGTCGACGCGGCCGTCCCACCACCAGATCATCTTGCCGGTGTCCTTGTCCGGCCCCTTCACGGCCCCGACCATGTGCTTGAAGTTGTCGGGCATCCGACCCACCCATTCGGGGGCGGGGACACGGCCGGCGGTGAACTGCGGCCGGATGTCACGGCGCGTGAACACGCTCTTGTTCGTGTGAAGCTCGAATGCCTGCTTGATCCCGAAGCCGGGGATCGGCAGCCCGTACGGGCCGACCATCCCGAACCCGAAGTGCCATGCCTCATCCAAGAACTTGCCGGGATTCGAGGGGTCCGGGAACTCGTTGAGCAACGTGACCGGAAGGGAAGCACTGACCGCGTAGTTGCTGTTCCCGACCCGAATAACGACCGGCACCTGCCGCTTCACGGAGTCCGGCATCGCGTCCCGCAGCTTCTGCTCGGTGTCACCGCTGAACGCCTGCCCGGTCTCCTCACGGGCAGCCTCGAGGTTCGCGAACTTGCCGGGGCGCTGGATGGCGGTCTTCGCGGCGACGGGCAGCGACCGGGACGTCCACGTGTAGAACGGCATCGCGCGGCGCAGGACCTCACGCTCGAAGCTGGACATCTCCCCGTAGTCGATGTGGTACAGGCTCGCCATGTCCGCGGCCTCAGCGGGGGTCATGCCGCGGTCGAGGCCGTGCTTGAACGCCGCCCACCGCATCACGTTCTCGCGGCTGGTCATCCACACGTTGACGCGGTTGCCGACCCGGCCCCGGAACGGCCTGGTGACCGACCGGCCCCTAGCTTTGGCGTGGAGTTGGGCTTCGTGGCCGCTGCTGCCGATGATGTCCCGGGCGATACGGCCGGTGTCGGGGACCCCGTTGTCGACGCCGAGCTTGACGAAGTCGTCGAGCGCCATGTCTCTGCCGGCGACCTTGATCGTCGACGTGTTGTTCGGCTTGAGGACCGCCCGCTGGAAGCTGTTGAGCTCCGCCTTGGTGCGGGGGCGCAGGAACCGGTGGGACTCGGCGGCCCGCCTGGTCACCTTCAACGCGGACAGCACCTTGGGAAGCGAGCCGCCCATGCCGGGGAGGTAGTAGCCGGAGGCAATGTCCCCGATCATGTTGCGGATGTGGAACGCGAGGGTGGTGATGGCGCCGCGCTTCCACAGGTTCTGGGTGGCGTCCAGGCCTTGGATGATCTTCATGTTGTGCTTGGACGTGGTCCCGGCGAGACTCCCTTCGATGTTCTCGAAGAAGTTGGACGGCAGCGCCACGTACTGGCCGGCGGTCGGGTCCCTCAACGGCGGACGCGGCTGCCCGGGAACGACAGGCTTCGGCTTCTTCGGCGGGGCGGGCCGGGCGGGGACGACGGTCTTGCCGGTTTCCTTGTGCAGCCCGTACTTGCCGCCCTTGAACCCGAGCCGGTACAGCTCCTCCCCCTGGTTCAGGGTGTCCCCGGGCTTGAGGTGCCGGCCGACTTGGGCGGCGATGCCTTGCGCGAACTCGGCGGGCTGGCTGGAGCGGGCGACCTCCCGGATGTAGTTCGGGATGACGACCGCCGCGTCGGTGGAGTACGGCGCCTTGCCGACCGCTTCGCGTTCCGGGTTGACGACGTTGAGGGGGCGGGTCTCGACCCGTCGTTTCCCGGCCCTGGTCTCCCGGGCGGTACGCGCGACGGTGCCGCCGGTGACGCTCGCCTGCCCGGTGCCGGGGTCGCGGCCGGAGAGGCGGGCGAGGAGGCTGGTCTCGCCGTGCCGGATCTCCTGCTGGGTGATGTGCGGGTAGTAGCCGCGCGCCCTCTGAGCGGACTTCCTGGCGAGCAGGCTCTCAGCACGCCGCTTGACCAACGGCAGGTCGTGCTGGACGGCGTAGGCGTGAACGCGCCGGAGGTAGGCTTCGGGGGTTTCGTTGAGGCTGCGGGTCGGGATGTTCTGGGCGGCCTTCAGCTTCTGCGTGTTCAGGTGCGTGGTGGAGGCGTGCCGTTCGTAGCGGGTTGCGGCCTGCCCGGCGCGCAGCCCGGTCGGGGAGCCGACGGCCTCGGTGACGAGCGCTCGTTCCCGGGCGCCCTGTTCCTTCGTGACGGACCGTGAGATCGCTTTCTTCTGCGCGCGCTGCTCGGCGGCGACGCTGCGGTCGAGCTTGCCGAGGTCCCCCTTGGTGAGGTACTCGGCGGGATGCTGTTTCTGGATGGCGCCGGCCCGCAGGCCCTTGCGGTACTCGCCCTTCATCTGCGACCGGGCGAGATGCACGTTGTCCGCTATCGCTTTGCGGCGAGCGAACTCCTTCGGGTCGTCCTTGGCGAGCTTGTCCCGCGCCTTCTTCGTCGGCGCGATGATGTGCGACAGGTTCCCGCGCTCGATGGCGTCGACCACGCGCGCCTTGTCCTCCGGCTTCAACCGGCGGACGAAGTCAGCCTCGATGAGATCGGCCCTGCCCGCAGCGACATCCACGCGAGCACGTCCGCTGCGAGCCAAGGACCGGCCGGCGATGGACTGCTCGTGCGTGGCGCCGGGCGCCCGGGTGCGCGGCGCGACCTCCCGGAGAACGTTGCGGGCGGCGGCCGGAACGTCGGTGGCGAGCTTGTCCCCGACAGCCTTGCGGGTCAACTTGCGTGTGCCGCGGGCGACGGCTGCGGTGCCGCGCCGAACCCCGGGGATTTCCTGTCCGGCGAAGTGGACGGTGACGCCGCGCCCGGTCGGGGATGCGGCCATCGCTTTGCGCCGGGGGCCGGCGGTGAACCGTTCGACGGCGGCGGCCTGGGCGTCCTGGACGTGCTGTTCGGCGGCGGCCCGCCCCGCCTTGGCTGCCTGCTTCGGCTTCACGCCGGCACGGAGGGCTTTGTTGACGGCGTCGGCGGCCACCTTCTCCTGGGTCTTGCGGGCGGTCGCGGCGGCGGCGTCGACGGCGGCACGGACACCGGTCTTGCTCGCGACCCGGCGGGCCGCTTTGAGCCCGGCTGCTTCCGCCACGCTGCCGGTCCCGCCGGTGACGTAGGTGGTTGGGCTGGCGAGAACGTCGAGGCCGAACCCGGCGGCCCCGGCGACCGCCTTGTTCTTGACCCCGACGTCCTTCAGTACGTCGGACCCGAGCGACCGGTCCTTCAGCTCGAGGCCGCGCTGGAAGGCGTGACGTTGCGCCTTCGCGGTCTTGCTCGTGGGGGACTGCACGGCGGTCTGGGATTTGATGAGTCCTTGGAGGCCGCCGCCGTGCTGGCGGATCCCTTCCCGGGTGGAGGCCATGACGCCGTGGAGGAGCCGGGTGGTCTGGTCGAGCGCTTTCAGCGCGGGCGCCTGGATGGCCGCCTGTTGCATCTGTCCGCTCTGGGAGCGCCCGGACAGCTGGTACTTGCGGTCGGCTTTGCCGGTGAACGGGTCGACGGGGATGTGCCGGTCAGGGAGCCCGGGGCGCTTGACCTTGGCGTAGTAGTGGTTGTCGGCGCCGACGACGATCTCATGGCCGATGCGCTTCGCGGTGCGGGCGGCTGCCGTGTCGCTGGGGGCGGCCTTCGGCTCGAGCGTCGCCAGCGTGAGGTGCTTCGGCAGCGTCGGGGACAGCGGCTTCGGCAGCGGCGTCGGATGGTACGCGGGGCGCTGGCTGACGTCGAAGTTCCCGCCGGTCCTGGACGCCGCCCGCACATCACGGGCCCGCGCGGCAGCGGCGTCCCGGGCGGCTTGTCGTGCCACGTTCTGAGCGGCCTGCCGGACCGCTCGTTTCTGGGCGGGGGTGCGGACGGGCTTGCCGGCCCGGATGCCTTTCGGCGGGGTGGCGGCGAGCGGCCGTGCCTGTGTGGGGGGACGGGACGGTGCCGCGGCCTTGGGTGTCGGGAGCGGCCGGGCGGGCTTGGAGCCGAACGCCGCGTTCTGTCGTGCCGTGGATGATGGCGGCTGCGGTTTGCGCTTGCGGGAGCGGGTGGAGCGCGGCGGTTCGCTCGGGGGCATCAGGTCGGCCCGTTGTAGCCCGCGGCCCCGGTCGGTGTGCTCGGCGAGCTCGCGGCTGGGCGCATCTTGTAGCCGAGGGTGGCGACGCTGTACCCGGCCTTGTGGATGCGGGCCGCGGTGCCGGGGGTGAGTCCGCCGCGGGCCATCTCGAGACCGGCGCGGATCCACAGCGGCGCTGTCTTCGTCACGTTCTTACCGCCGTTACGCAACGCAGAGACGACCATGTCAGTAGTGACTCTTACCTGCTTCGGCTTGCCGTTGACGAGGACCGGGTTGCCGGCGGCGTCCTTGACCGTGATGACCTTGCCGACCTGCCCGAACGCGGTCTGCGCGTTCTGGATGGCGTCCCGGGCCGTGTTGTGCTGCGTGGTGGTCTGCAGGTCGACGCCGTACTTGTCGCGGAACGCCTTCGCGCTCGCGGTCTTCGGGTTCGCGGCAGCCCCGGACTTGGTGTTGTAGGCGTCGACGAGCTTGCCGGCTTCACCGGGGTGCGCGGCGACCCATGTCTTCGTCTTGCCGGCGAGCGGGCCGGACGTGATGACGTCGGATCCGGGGTTGGTGGTCGTCTTGTCGGACTTGGCGATGGCGGTGGCGCGCGCCTTCGGGCCGAGGAGCCGCCACTGGTGGACGCTGTAGCCGTACTTGGCGGCCTGCTTCGCTTCCTCGGTGGCCGCGGCCTTCCCGCCCGCCGTGGCTACCACAGTGGCCGGGTCGTTCGCCTTGATGTCCGCTGCGGCCTTCGCCGTGTTGAGGTTGAGTGCCCCCGCTGCGAGCTGGTTCTTGAACTCGTCCTGGCGGCGGGTGTCCCGGAACGTCTGGTTGTACGCGCCCTTCTCCGTCGCGAGGTCCGCCTGCTTCTGCTGGATGTCCTTCGTCTTCCCGCGCGCCTGCGCGAGCGCGGACAGTTTCTGGCCGGGGGCCACCACGTTCGCCTGTGTGTCCGCGTACGTGTTCGCTGCCTGCCCCTGGAGGGTGGCCTGGTTCTGGAAGGACCCCATGACGCCCTGCCGGGTCGCCATCGCCGCGTTCGCGAGTGCGGACAGGTCCCCGGCGGGGGCTACGCCCTGTGTCGCGGCGCCGGCGTTCGCCTGCTGCTGCATCTGGACGGCTGCTTGCTGCCCGAGGCCGGTGATCCCTTGGGCGGTCTGCTGTAGGGCTTGTTGCGCCCCGGCCTGGTATGCCTGCACGTTCGTGGCGTGCTGCTGCAGGGCTTGGCGGTACTGGTCGTAGAAGCCGCTGGTGTCCTGCTCGGTCTGCCGGGACACCCCGAGCTGCTCGGCGAGCTTGCGGTCCTGCGGCCCGTACTTGACCGTGGTCGCTGCTTCCGCCTGGTGCGCGAGGTCACGTTCGGTGGTGGTGGAGCCGGGCGTGATCGGCGCGTTCAGCCGGGTGTTCAGGGCACGGGAGGCCGCCTGCGTCTTGGACAGGTACTTCGGGTCGAGCTTGGAGCGAAGCCCGGGGTTCTTGAGGGCGCGGGCGAGGAACGCCTTGTCCGTAGCGGCCCGGGCGTTGATGCGCTTGGCGTCAGGTGCGGCCACGCTTCCTCCTGTTCATGAACTGGCGGACCATGGCGTCCTGGCTGCCGGGCTTGCGCTTCTTGTGGGGGGGCAGCTTGCCTTTGTTGTCGAAGCCGTGTTTCTTCACCCACGCATGGCCGAAACGCATGTTGAGGTAGCGGCGTTGGGCTTCGGACTGGGCGGGCATCGTCTGTCCCCTAGATCGGGATGGGGGCCAGTTTGCCGCTGGCCGTCGTGTAGTACCACTTGCCGTTCTTGTACGTGGCCTTCCGGCCGCCGTAGGTGCCCTTCTGCCACACCTCGAGCGCCGCGGAGGACGCAGGCTTCGCCGCCCCCGCCGCTGCTGCGGGCACGGGTGTTGCCGCTGCGGGCGTGGATGCTGCGGTCGCCGGGTCGTACAGCGGGTTGGTCTGGAAGCGTCCCACCCGGTCCCCGTACGCCTGCCCGGCCGCGGTCTCATAGCTGGTTCCGGCCGCCGTCTGGTCCTGCGTGTTGCGGGTGAGGAACCCCTGGATGTTCTTCGTCAGCGCGTCCTCGGATTGCAGCTGGTTGCGGTTGATGAGGTCCTGGCTGTTCTGGTACGCCCCCGAGTAGAGCTGCCCGCCGGCGCCCATGGACTGCCCGGTGCTCCGCCGGTTCGTGTCGTAGGTCTGCTTCATGACGGACGCTTTGGAGAACGGGTTGTTGGGGTCGAACGTGAGCGCCCCGTTCGGGCCTTCCTTGAAGCCGTAGTCCGTGAGGGTGCGGCCACGGTCGCCGATGAGTCCGGCGATCGTGTCGTCACGGGTCTTCTGCAGGCTGCCGATGACGCTGTCGTATGTGGCGTCGGGCGGCAGGTTCGCGGTGCTGTACTGGGGGGGCGCGGCCGTGTTCGCGGAGGGGGCAGACGCCCCAGCGACCGTCGTCCCGGCACCTCCGCCCGAAGGCTTGACGAGTACCTTCGTCCCGTCGGGACGAATGTGAAGTTCCTGACCGGATGCCCCGTAGTTCGGGATCTTCCAGAACCCGCGCGGATCCCACATCTGTTGGCCGACGAACTGGTTACCGACCCGCCCTTGATACGCCTGCGGGTTGCTGACGGCAGGCCGGGTGATGGGCTGCTGAACCCTGCTCGTGACTTTCGGCTTGGTGGCCATCAGCGGTTCATCGCCATCTGTTGCAGGAGGTGAAGGGAATGGACGTCATGGACGCCGCCGAGGTCCAGTGCGGTCGGGTGCGGCCATGTGATGAGCAGCTGTTCCATGGCTCGGCGGACACCCTGGTCGGTGATGCCGCCGAGCTCGACGGCGGGCGGCTGCGGGCCGGTCCACGCCTGGACGATGATTTCGACGGCGCGCTGGGTGTCGCGTTCGTGGATTTGCCCGAACTCGAACGCCGGGTACGGAAGCGTGGTAACGACGGTGCCGCTGCCGGCGGTCGCGGTCCCGAACACGCCGAGCACGAACGCGGCGGCCGCGGTGGCGTCGACGACTCCGGGGACGGTCGCGGTCCCGGTCGCCGTCAGGGTGATGGCGAGTGTGGCGGTTGCGTTGACGACACCGGGGACGGTTGCTGTGCCGGTGAACGTGACCGTCACGCCGACGACGCCGGTGGCGGTGACGACCGCGGGGACGGTCGCGGTCCCGGCCGTCGTGACGGTGATGGGGCTGGTGCCGGCGGCTTCGGTGCGGGCGGTCGCAGCACTCGCCGCAGCGATGAGGATGCTGGTCGTGCCGGCGGCGACGGTGGTCGTGGCCGCGGCCCCAACCCCACCGGTGAGGATGGCCGCGGTGCCTGTCGCCTCGAGGCGGGCGGTGGCGGCACCGGTCGCGATGACGGTGACGGCGCTCGAGCCGGTCGCGAGAGTCCTGGCGGTCGCCGCCCCGGTACTGGTCGTGACGATCGTCGCGGTGCCGGTAGCGACGACGACGCCGGGGATGACGGCGGTCCCCGCCATGGTGGTCGTGACGGCGGCGGTCCCCGCGGCGGCGACACCGACCGTGGGGCTTCCGGTCGTGACCGTGACAACGACGGCGGTCCCGGTCGCGAGCGTGCGCGCGGTCGCAGCCGCGGTCGCAGTGGTCGCGAGGGCTGTGGTGCCGGTGGCCTGGGCGCTGGCGGTGACTCCGGCGGTCCCGGGCCATTGGCTGTTGAGGCTGGTGGTCCAGGTGTCCCATGTGCCCGCGGTCGGCCACACGCCGTTGAGGCCGGTGGGGGCGGCGAACAGGACGTTGCTGCTGCCGGTGGCGTCGACGGCGGCCATGGGTTAGTCGGCGGTGATGACGAGCGCCCCGACCGCGAAGTTCACGGGGGTCTGAGTGACGGACACCACGAGCGACGGCAGCGTGCCGAAGGCTTGGATGTCCCCGGCGCCGCTGGCGCTCGTGACGAGCGCGAACCCGGTGAGGGTGCTGGTCCCGCCGGTGCACGCGGCGAACGTGATGGCGTTCACGTTCGCGATCTGGCCGGCGGACGCCGAGCCCCAGTCGGCTGCGGCGACGCTTTTGCGGGCGTATCCGGTGTACGCGGCTTCGGTGAGCGTGACGGCGGTGTCGGTCTCGAGGACCGCGGCGGTGGTGAGCGCCAGGAACAGCGGGGCGGTGACGGTGTAGGCGGTCTTGCCGACGAGCAGTTCGAGCACTTTGAGCTCGACTGCGTTGCTCATGCCGGGCATCAGATGCCTTCCATCGCTTCGTGGTTGTCACGCCGGGCGGCTTCGGCGGTGAGGCGTTCGCGTTCCTGTTCGGGGGCTTCGTTGTCGGCCTGGTAGCGCGTCCAGGCGTGGTGGAGGTCCTGTTCGAACTGTTCGACGGGGTCGGGCGGGGGTTCGGGGACGGCTTCTTCTACGGCAGGCTGCGTGTCGGCGGGGGGCCCGAGGATGGTGTCGCGGAGCTCTTCGATGACGGCGACTTCCCCGGCGGTGAGGGCGTCGTACAGGACGTCTTCCTGCGGGGTGGATTCGCGTTCGGGCGGGGCGGGTTTTGCGGCGTCCGCGCGTTCGGTCATCGGCTGCTCCTGTGCTCGGGCGCGGTCATTGGACCCCCACGGCGGTGAAAGTGAAAGGCTGGTCCGACCCAGCCGCGGCCGTCGTTTGCGTGACCACGGTGAAGAAGTTCTCGCCATGAACGCCCGTATTCACGAGGGTGGCGGAGTATCCGCCGTAGTACGACGCTGTTGCGGACACAAGGCGCATCCCCCGGATGGTGATGGCGTATAGCCCTGTCCCGGTCTTCTGCACCGTGAACCCATCCCCCGCTGCGATGCTGCCGTCGGCGTTGACGCGCCCGGCTATTACTTCCGGCGACCTTCTACGCCTCATGCCATCACCTCACAGGTCACGGTGCCACCAGCAGGTCGACGCTGTCGCTGCTCTCGATGGTGTCGAGGACGGCGAGCAGGTCGGTGCTCGTGACGGCTTCGACGTGGTCGGTGGCGTCCTTCGGGCTGGGCGCGAGCTGTTGGCTGCCGACGTTGTAGAGGGCGCGGACTTGTTCGCCGGTGAGCGCGACGGAGTGAACGAACGCCCCGTCGACCTGGCCGATGAGCGGCGCGGAACCGTTCGGGTTGGCGCCGACGCGGAAGGAGTTCGCACCGACCAGCGTCAGGGTGTTCATCACCGTGGAACCACCCACGAGTCGTCCGTCGACGTAGAGCTTGCGCTTCACGCCGTCCCCGGCGGCGTTGTCCTCCACGACACCGAGGTGATGCCATAGGCCGTCTGCTACCACCGGCCCGAGGATGCTGTCGGCGGCACTGACGGCGGCGATCTGGCCGGAGGCGTTCGTCGCCAGGCGTGCGTCTGCGGTCCCGTTGGTGCCCCAGCCCATGACACCGGAGGCGACGAGTGATGTCGTCTTGATCCACAGGCCGAAGCTGCGCGCCGTCAACGCGGCGGGCAGCCCGGCGTCCGTTGCGATGAGGCCGGCATTGCCAGAGACGAGCGTGTACGCCCCGTCTTTCGCGCCGTCGGCGCCGGCGACTGTGGTGAGCGCTCCCGACCCGGACGTGAGCGCGACCCCACCGGTGCCCTGGTCGGTGAGCGCCCCGGCGGTGAAGTTGTGCAGGCGGACCGGGGTGGTCGGGAAGTCGGTGGTGGCGAGCGGTCCGCCGCGGCGGCGGCGGCGGACGAGGATGCGGACGTCGCCGGGGGTGACGGTGAGAGTGTGCGGGATGCGGGCGGCGTACAGGTTGCGGATCTGGTCGTCTGAGAGGACGTCGGCGGTGACGAACGCCTCATCGACGCGGCCGTAGAACGGTGCAACCGCAGCCGTCGCACCATCGGCGCCGTAGCCGCCGATGTCCAACGGGGCGGCGGACCCCTGATTCAGCGAGCCGGAAAAGGCGGCCTGTGCCTCAAGCGCGCCGTCGACGTAGAGCCGGTTCCGTGTCCCGTCGTGCGTCGCGACGACGAAATGCCAGCGGTCGTCAGCGATATCGGAAGTGCCAACCGCCCCGGTTGTATTCGTGCCATCGGCGATACTGGTCTGCGCGACGTTGTTGGCCGAGACGTACAGCCCGTAGCAGAGGACCGCGATCGTTCCGGCGGCCCCGACCTTTGTCACGGCCCACTGCGCAACGCCGCGCTTCGCCGTCCGGAACCAGCATCCCCACGACCCCGTCTTGATCCGGAATGGGTCGGCCGCCCCCGTGTCCGCGATGTAGAGCGCCTGCCCCGTCGACCCCGCGAACACGGCGGCAGTCGTCGCCGCCCCGTTGATCCCGACCCCGAACGGCACAGACCCCTTGTTCGTCAGCGCCCGCCCGTTCCCGGACGCATCCGTCAGGTCGGAGAGGTTCCACAGCCCCAGCGGGACGGCGAGGCCCTGGGCGGTGAAGTCGGTGGCGGCGAGCGTGTGGCCGGCGCGGAGTTGCCCGGATACCCCGACCTCCCCGACTGTCACGTTGCCGGCCACGAACACGGGGGCTTTGAGTGCGGCGATGGGGTCGAGGACCCCGGAGTTGAGGAACGTCTTGAGGTCCCCGAACGGGCCACGGATGTCAACCATGGCGGCGGGCTGCCCGCCGATCAGGTTGTCCGGGTTCCCGCTTGTGTAGGCGAATGCCACTGGCCGCTCCTATCTGATGGACGCTTCGCGGGTCTCACGGATATGCCGGGACAGCCGGTTCACCGACCATACCGGCGACAGGTCGGTGCTCTCGAACGACGTCGAGAACAGGGTGCCGCGAACCCCGAACCGGACGAGATCGTCGGCGGGCTGCCTCGAGCCCGGCCACGACCCGCCGAGACTCGTGGTCCACTCGTCCCACGTCCCGGTGGTGGGCCACACGCCGCCGACCCCGAGGACGGCCTGGCCGTGGCCGCGTTCGACGAGCTCGAAGTCGACGCTGAAGCACACGTCGAGCGCCCCGGTCCCCCACAGCTTCGCTTCGCGTTGGGTGTGCTGGACGCTCATGTCGTCGTCCGTCCATCCGGACCGCCATCGGCTGACGATCGGGTCGCCGCGGTCGGTCTCGACGCCGAGGACGAGCCGGCCGATGCGGGCCGGGTACGGTTTGGCGGTGGAGTAGGCGGCGTGCAGCTCCTCGATGTTCGCGACCCGGAATGTCGCGAGCGCACTGGCGGGCAGGTCGTACAGGGTCCACCAGTTGTAGTTGATGTCGTAGCTCAGCATCCGGTCGTTGACGGTTCTCAGTCCGGTCGGGACGGCGAGGTAGAACCGTTCCTTGTGCCAGTGCGCGCGGGCTTTGTCGAGGGCGGTGAGGTTGATCGGGTCGGACTGGAAGTACACGTCCGGGTCCTGCGTCCACATGGGCTTGACGACGTCGGACAGCAGCTTGGGCTCGCCGCCGGTGGTGACGTACACGCCGCGGCTGTTGACGAAGTACACGCCGTCGCGGCCGGCGACGAGTGTGTGGCGGGTCGCGAGCCCGGCCTGGTTGACGACTTCCCGGTAGTTGAAGACGGGGGTGCCGTCGGTGTTGGTGGATTCCCCCCAGAACACGAAGAACTTGGTCTCTTTGAAGATGAGCGTGAGTTCCCGCCAGGAGCAGGCTCCCATGATCTGTTCGCCGTCGCCGGGGGTGAGGTCCATGAAGTTGCGGCCCCGGTAGGCGGTGCCGACGCCGCCTATCTGTGCCCCGTCGGTCTCCCAGGTGTGCGGGTCCCCCTTGTTGGACCAGTACACCCTGGACGGCGTGGTCGGGGCCCCGCCGGGCCCGGCGGCCGGGTTGGTCCCGAACGCAGTGGCGACGAGCCGGTTGTTGGCGTTGTTCGCCGCGGTCTGGCCGGGCGCCTGGGCGGTCACGCACACGGCGCCCGCCCGGGGCATGGCGACGCCGGCGGTGCCGTTGACGGTGGCGATGACGGACCCGTCGGCCCAGCTGGCGCCGTCCCAGCGGCGGATGGTGTCGATGCCGTTCGCGGCGTACAGGTACTCGGTGAGCGGTGACCCGAACCGCGCGAACACGCAGGGTGAACCGGCGAGTCCGCTGATGCTGGAGACGGGTGTGCCGTCCGGGTTCAGCGCGATGAGGGTGCCGTCGTCGAGGGAGGCGACGAGATGCCGGAGCCCGACGACGGTCTGGAACGGGCTCATGCTGTTCACGCGAGCGGACAGGTCGGACAGGGTGGTGTCGGTGAGTCCGTCGCGGGTGCGGACGGCACCGCGGTCGGTGAACGACACGTTGAGGAGGTCGATGGCCTCCTTGACGTTGACGGCGTCGGCTTTGTCGCGGAGGTTGAGGCCGCCGCTGAAGTCCTTGAACGACAGGGGCTGGTAGCCGTTCAGGAACGCGGTCGGCATCGTCAATCGTCCAAGCTCCAACTGCGGGTGCCACGCTGCGGCGAGGTCTGCATGTCCCGGGTCTCGTAACGGGCGACGAGGTCGTCGAGGCGTTGCCGGGCGCGGGCGCGGATCTGGGCGGCGGCGGAGAAGTTGTCGGAGTCCTCGTAGGCGAGGGCGACGGCAAGGTCGAGCCACACCCGGTTGTAGCGGGCGGGGATGTCGGGGGTGTCGCCGGTGTCCGCGAGCGCCGTGTTGTCGCGTTCGTAGCGGACGGTGAGCGTGATGTCCCCGACCGGGACGGCAATGAGGGTGGGGGTGCCGTCGGTGTCGTCGATCCACCAGTTGGCGGGTGTACCGGTGCCGGCGGGGTCGAAGTCGTCGTAATCGCTGATGCCGGTTAGTTCGTTGCCGGCCTGGTCGGTGACTTTGAGGACGGTCTTGAGGTCCGTGACTTGGAGGGGGGCGGGGCCGGTGGCGGTCTTTCGCAGCCACGGCCATTCCCAGTAGTCCTCGAGTTCTTGGAGGGCGTCGTTGAGCATGAGGGTCTGGCGGCCGGCGCTCAGGTAGTCGAAGCCGCGTCCTCCGAGTTCGCTGCGGGCTTCACCGAGGTTCACTTCGGCCGCCTTCCCTGCGAGTTCTGCGTCCACGGAATCGTACGGTCCATGCTGATCTGTGCCCGTGTGGCGGACTTCACGATCTCGGTGAGGCGTTCACGGCGGCTCTCGTTCGCGTCCTCGAGCTCTTTCTCCCCGGCCTCCCATTGCTCGCGTTCGTGTTCGGCGAGCCGGTCCCGGACTCTGCGTTCCCGCAGGTTGCCGCGGGCGAGGACGTCGAAGATGCGGCTGTCGGGTTCGGCGTACCGGTCGTTCTCGTGGACGCACATGACGGTCATGGGGGCGTCCTGGTTGCGGACGAGGATGTGGTAGAAGCCGGGCCGCAGCGGGAGGTCGGCGTCGACGGTGTCGTGGGCGCGGACCATGAACATGTCGGGGCTGATGAGCTGCAGCTTCTGGGTGTATTCGCGGGCGCGGGCGTCTTCGATGGTGACGCATCGGAGGATGCGCTGCTCGAAGCGGTCGCGTTCCTGCTTGGCGATGTGTGGGGGCAGGTAAAGGGTCATGGTGGGTAGTCCCCTTGGGGCCCCCGGCCGGGAGCGGATTTTGGCCGGGGGCTCCTCGGGGCGATGTGTCCTACGTGAGTGCGGTCGCGGCGGCGCCCGTGTTGCGGCGACGGGCCCCGATGTTGACCGGATATACCACTGCGTCCACGAAGCTCGTGAACCCCTGACGCCACGGCATCCCGGACTTGCCGTCGCCGTGACCGGCGATGTCGGATGCCCAGGTGGGCTTGTCGATGTTGCCGACGACCTTGATGAGGTCCGGCCGGTTGATCATGAACCAGTCGCTGTCGAGGATGTCGGGGAACACGCGGAGGCCCATGCCGTTCCATTTCGGCTTGGTGACGTCCCCGGCCTGCATGTTCATCTC